GGTCATAGGCATTACCTATTGTTGCAAAATGACCTCTAAATGTTTTACTTTGGTCCTCTGATAATTCACCTTTTTCATCATAATGTTTATAATATTTTGTATTATAAGATGTTCTTTTTACAGATGTTGCTTCACTATATTTATCTAAATAGAATGCTTCCCAATCTGCAAAACCTTCAGGCAAAGCATCTGTATCTGTTTCATCTCTACCAACAATAACACTTATAACAATATTATTTTCATCTAATAATGCGTAGTGTGCCATTATGACTTACTCCAACTAATGTTATCTCCACCTGCTGTAATTTTTGTAATTTTATATTTACCATCTTCAGTAGTAATAGTAGTTCCTGTGTTTGTTCCTAAAGATATTGTTAATTCAGCAGGATATTGTATAGCTATTGCACCTGCAGAACCACCTGCACCTGCACCACCACCTGAACCTGCACCACCACCGCCACCTACACCTACTACAGCAGGTCTACCTGCTGTGTTAGAAGAATATGCACCTGATGGTCCTTCAATACTTACTTTACCTTGAAGTAAATAACTATCTGTACCATTGTTTAAAGCATTAGCATGTGTGTAACCTTGTACTAAGTTAGCACTGTCACCTGCAGTTGAAAAAGTACCACCATTACCACCTGCGTTTATTGAGCCAGTTCCACCATTATTACCTTGTGAACCTGAATTTCCTCCTGCATTTGCTGAGTTACCATAACTTTCTCCTGCACCACCACCTGAAGCATTAGCACTATCTGCATTAGCAGAGTTTTTTAAAGCTCCTGAACCACCTGCAGAACCATAAGCAGTTTCAGTGCCATCATCTGTAACTAAAGTAGTATCACCACCTACACCACCATCACCTGCTGCATTATTAGCACCATTATTATTTCCTGTACCACCACCACCTGAACCACCTGAACCTACAGTTACAGCGTAGTTAGTTCCTATTGTAAATTTAGCTTGGTCTGATACTGTGAGCATTCCACCACCACCACCGCCACCACCTGATTTGTATGGTACGCCATGTTGGTGAAAGCCACCTCCACCACCACCTCCACCACCTAATAAAGTGTAGGAAGCTATGATTTTGTCACTTTCATATTCATTTAAATTTGTAAATTCAGCAACTTCATCTATAGAAAAAACACCACTTGATGAGTGTCTTTTTTGTTCAGAAGGTTTGCCTATATAACCACGATCAGACATTGTTCTCCTATGCTGTAATTTCTAATGCTGACAAATATGCTTCAAGATCTCCTGAAGCTGCTACACCTTGCAATTTAATTTGCTCACCTTGTCCTAAAACAATTTTGCTAGAACCTGCTAATTCAACTGATGTTTCTGCAGCAACTGCAAGAGTTGAAGCTATTGCCGCTCTTTTAGTTGTGCCATCACTTTCATATATATTTGCTGTAATTTTGTCTGAAGCACTACCGTCTATGTTGGTAATACGTAAAGATAAAACTATAGCAATATCTCCTGATGAGCTAGGTGCAGTGTATATAAGAGTTTCAGAAGATGTTACTGCTTGTGAAGCTCTATTAAATGTTTCTGCCATATTCTATTTCTCCTAGTAGTTAATTAACTATCTCCCATAACTATAGCACGCGCCATTGTGTCTGTGCTTGTGTTAGTAGTAGATAGCGCTTCCATTATTGTCCTAAACGCAAGTGATATTCCTGCACCTCCTGCGTCTGGTAATAAATCTATATCTTCATCTATAGGTAAGTTACCTATAGTGTCTATTATTAATGATCCGCCTTCTTTAAGGACAAGTAATATTCCCACTTTATCCTCCTAATGCAATAGCAAGACCTATACTTGCTTTTGTATCTACGTATGCTTTGATAGATTGCTGTGTTGCACCTTGTGTTGAACTATTGGAAGCCATATCATCTTCATCTAACAATGTAGGTGCTGCTGCGTCTACGTAAGATTTATTAGCTGCGTCACCACTTGCTGCAGGTGTAGTAAGGTTTGTAATTTTATTGTTATTAGCGTCTAAGTTTGCAGCTAATTTAGGAGTACCTGCTGTGCCAGATGAATAAGTAACATCTACTACTTGACCTAATGCGTCAAATATATCTTCAAATAATTGTTGTACAGGCACCATACGTACCTTAGAATTTTGTGGGTGTGACAAACCTGAAGCTGCTGCTGATCCTGTTAAATATCTGTTATCTGCTGTAGATGTAACTAATTGTGTAGCTGTAAATGTACCATCAAAAAATACATACTCTCTTTGTGTAGCACTGTCTGGTTCTATAACCAAATAACATGGACTTGTTAATCCTGATGTTGAAGCTACTGTTGCTGTAGTATCACTAGCACCAAACGTACTTGATAATGTAGTTTCAAATGCGTTACGTGTAAATGTCTCTGCTGCTTTTCTTGTATCTGCCATATTCTAAATTCTCCTTGTTAGTATATCACACACCATATTGGTGTATTCCTAATCTTCCAATACCAAGTGCGCCTAATGATGATACTTCACCAGTGCCTGCTGCTTGTCTTTGACCTCTAACTTGTATTGTACAAAACACCATAGTTGATCCTCTTTTAGTAATTTCTTGTACAGGAAGTGTAACGTTTTCTACAATACCTCTAATAATTTCATCAGGTTTAAACAATGTTAAAGTAACTGATTTACCTTCTAATTTTTTAACTGCGTCAAATAATTTTTTACCAATTCCAGGTATAGTTTTTGCTCGTTTACCTGGACGTTCTATACGATCAGATACGTTTATAGGTATTCTTGCAATTATATCTTCTGGTTCTGGGAATGCACGATAACTGTATGAATAAACTTCAGGACTACTTGTTCTACCACTGTCCGCATTAATTGTTAACTTAGCTACAAGCCATCTGTTTATTACATTAATCATAGGAATTTCGTTACCACTTTGTGAGGTTTCAATTTTTGTTAAAGTTGAGTAACTTGTATCGTTTGGATTTTCTAATGCGTCAAGTTCAGTACTAAATTCTGCTAATACACTAGATCCTGCAGGTATATTGTTAGTATAAACACGACCACCAATCCATTGTTTAGCTTGTGATGTGTAAAAATCTGCAGCAGGAAGTATAAGATAACCGTCACTAACTAATGTTGCTGCTTCTTTAATTAAACCAACACCAGTTACTAAAAAGAATAATTTACCATTAGCAATAGCAATACCTTTTACTTTGCCTGATGTACCAGTGTAATAAATATTTCTAGCGTAACCGAATGTTGGTAAGTAAATAGAATATAGATCAGTTTCACTAGCACTGTCTATAACACCAAAATATATTTGGTCTCTTGTATTAAAAAATGCAGTAGGACTTTTATCTACTGTTGTATCGTTATCTCCAAATTCTTTTACTAATTGTCTGTCGTCAAGTGTATACAGCACACCGTCTGTTGCGATACTTCCTCTATACACTCTACCTATTTTTCCACCACCTGCTGATGTTTGTGATGTAGAAAAGAAAACAATACCATTGCTCTCTGTCATATCTACAATGTCTTCACCTTCAATATATGTTTGTCCTGCAAGTACTAAACCAGATGTCTCGTCATCTTTGATTGCATAAATATATCCGTCATCAGAAGCTGCAAGTATTACAGAACCACCGTCAATAATTGATGACCACAAAGATCCTGAAGGCAAATCTTTTATAAGTGGAGGACTGCTAGTTCCGTCTAGTTCATGTAAATGTCCGTCAGTATCGACAGCTAACAAATAGTTTTTGACATTAAATAATCCTGTATAGATATGTGATGAATGTAAATTCATATAATTAGACCAACCACCTGCAATATTATCTGCGTCTAATTTTCTTACAATACTGTCTGTACCGTCATTTAAAGATACATACAATATGTGTCCTTCTAGTACCATACCTGTTACATCAAATCCTGGTCCTGCTGAATATGGATCTGTTTGTGTCCAGGTATCTCCACTATCAGATGAATAATATACGTCATGTCCTTGTGCAACATACAAAACATCTTCATGTGCAATGATGTGCTGCTCTGTCTCTGTACTAGCTCTTGCAGTTACAGCAGTAGTTTCACTTAGTAACTCTATGCTGTATGCTTTACCACTGTCATCTGCATTCTTAAATACATCAATACCTTTACTATCAAAAAATCTTCTAAAGTCATTAGTGCCTTGTATTCTTTGATGTGCTTGATCTAAACCTGCACCACCAGAAAAATCAGATCGTGCAAAAGACTGACCAAACTCTGCTCTAAATTCTTCAGGCACTTGTGCTGTGTTAACTTGTTGCGCAGATAATGGTGCAGTAGTAATAGATAATTCTCTACCTGGTGCTACTGCAAGTCTAAGTAAAATGTCTGTAATACCGTCAGATATTTGTGCCTGGTAGCCAAAAGCTAACGGATTAGTAACGTTAGAAGTTGATGGTAAAGGCATTAGGTAAAGCTAATTCCATATAACTCTACGCCTTGTGGAAAGCGTGATCTCTGTTCTCTTCTTGCTCTATCTAATAATACACCGTAGTACCTAAGCAATGCGTTACGTAATCTCTCACCAGATCCTACAGGTATTCCTCTTTGTTCTAAGTTTTCTGTAATGTAATCTTGTGTTGTAGCGTCAACGTCTAATTCTGATAGCAACTGTGCTACAGCACCTACCATAACTATTTGCTCATGGAAATCTTCTAATCCAGATACTGTATTAAGATCTGTTGCTTCTGTTGTTGGTCTAGTAAATTTTGAAGCATAAACAACATAAACAGTTTTACCTGATGTAGGTGCAGTAGGAAATTGTACTGCTGCTTCTGTTGTTGATCCTGCAAAATCTGTAAGTAACTCTAATGCTACGTCACTATATACAGTTGTTGTAGATCCAGATGTAGAGTTATCCATCTTTGCTTGTAATATTCTTTGTGTACCTGCAGGCATTTCTACAAATTGTGTAGATGATGTTGTAATAGATGTTTTCTTTACTGCATACAAAGCAGGATACAAACCTATAACTTGATCTCCTATTGCGTTAGCTACATTAATTCTTGGATATTTAGGTTTTAAAATTATATCTACATCATTAACATGCTCTGCTGCAGTAGTACCTAACCTACCACGCTCTATAGTTATTTCTCTTGATACAGTGTTAATGTCTTCCACCATAACTAATTCTTGTTCTATTTCTAATACAGAACCTGCACCAATAAGCTCTTCTTCTTCTGGTGTAAACAAACCATCTTTATATTGAAGTGTTGTGCCACTAGATGTTAAACCCTGCTCACCACCAGATATGCTATCAAGATTAGCAACTTGTGTTAATGGTTCTTGCTCTTCTACTGGACGTAGATATTCTCTATATGTTCTATCAATTAGCTGCCCAAATGTAGACATGTGGACCTCTAGCTTTCTCTATATAATAAAGTTATTTTTCTTGCAGATCCTTCAGTAGATCCAGATACTACACGTAAAAATCCTGTTGAACCAAATGCCCAACCGCTAGGATCAACTCTTACTACACTGTCTGTTGTAACTGTATAACTAACTGCTGTTCCGTCAGTCTCAACAACATTCTTCCAACCGCCAGGACTAGAAGCCCATTGCATAGTAATTGTTGTTCCAGTCATTGCTGATGGAAATATGATTGCTGACAAAAGCATTCCGTCTGTATTAGAACCTTCGCTAGCTGTAGATCCGCCATCTATTTGTACTATATCTTGTTTAAATCTTGCCATATTCGTTCCTTATTTTAGCATACTCTAAAGACCGCTTAGGTGGAGTAAGCGGTCTTAGAGTATTAATTTATTGATTAAGCGTTAGAAACGTTATCGATTTCTACGTGATATTGTTGTGGACCAAAGTCAAAGCCCATTTCCATATACACTGCTTTTGCAATTCTTGCATTATCGTTTTGATCTAAGTCTCTTACAAACATAGTTCCATAACCTGGAATGTTAAGGAATACTGGTTTGACAAAAGACATGTCAACGATAAAGTTTTTCTTACCATCATTAGATCCTGCAGGTAGGAAATCAGACAAAGCAAGTCCGATTGATCCGAAAGGTGTAACGATTGTATCAATGTCAACACCTCCTACATTTCTATCTCTTGGTAAAATACCATAATTCTTACCTGATACAACAGTTGCATTAATCATTTCTTTGTTAAGATCTAACAATGCTGTTGGTTGACAGAAAAGCACTAAGTTTCTCATTGGTGCGCCTGCGTCATAAAGTGCCTTCATGCCGTCTGCAATTACATCAAAGTTAAGTTTTTGTGCAGTTCCTGATCCATCACCTGCTGTGTCATGGAAAATTACGTTGCCGCCTGAAAGATTACAGTGTTGATCAAGACCTCTCATTTGACGGTTACCTGTTGTACCATCATTGTAAGAAGCGTTGAATGCTGACCATTCTACTTTCTTTGCGACTGTTTCTAATACTAATTCCATTTGATAAGCTAGCTCATCATTAATTGGATTGTTACCTGCTAATGCTAATGCAGGATCGGAGTTCTTATAGTTTCCTGATAATTGAAACGGTACAATTTCTCCAGAAGCTGCTTGTGCAGTATAAGATACTTGCGCTGCTTCATGGAAAATTTGTAGTGTACCCTGTTGTGCGCTTCTGCTTCTTCCAGAATAGTTAGGTGAACCACCTTCATCATCTGGTGTAACAGAAGAGACTGTTGCATTATCTTGTGTTTGGAATTGGAAGAATGTTGAGTTGATCGCAACTCCTCCATTAAGTCCGCCTGCAGCAGCTAGCAATGGTGTTCTATGAGGTGTGATTTTAAATAATTCACCAGTAAAGTTATTAACGTCACTAGCAACTATTGGATTAGCACCTGATATTGCTGCCATATTCTACTATTTCCCTTCTCTCTTACGAGATATTATTTCTTTTTAAGTTCTTCTTGTAAAGCTAATTTTGCTCTAAGACTATCTCTAACAGAAGTGTCTCCACTTGCTATAACGTCTTGCATTTTTTGTGTCCAATCAGCAGGTTGTGCAGCTACAGAGTTTTGTTGTATTTGTGTTAGCTTGTTGTCACTTTCAGCGATCTTCGCAGCAGCTACTTCGTTGTTCTGCTGTACTTCAGTATCTATATTATAAGTTTCTTTAAGCCATTGTCCTAGTTCTGCAGTATCTGGTTTTCCATCATAAAGATCGTAAGCCATCTTACCTGTGCCAGAGTTAGGATCTAATCCAACATCTTTAAACAAAGAAGTCTTTACAACATTCTTTAGTTCTTTATTCTCTTGTTCTACAGATTTAAGTTTGTCCCTTAAACCTTTTATACCTTCGTTGGTTTCCATGCTTTCCATTGTTTCGTCTGTCATTGATATTCTCCATTTCTCACACTATTACACTATTCTCCAATAAGGTGTGGATCGTATTGGGAGTGATTACAGTATTTGTTTACATGCTGAATGGGCGCTGTAATTACGCATACAACACCTCTACGAATTAAATACGTGGCTAGGACGTAGGAACCCTATGCCAGAGTTGTCGATCTATTATTTACTTGGCGGATACTGACCACGCCAATACAATTATTATAACACATAAAATCACTGCTAACGCATTTTTTCCTGGTTGTGTTAATTTAATTTTATAAGCGTCATTCCAAAAGGTCCATGCTTTATCAGCAACATAGTGACCTTTTTTATTTCTTGCTCTAACCCATTTAAACATTATTGTTCTACCAATCCTGTGACACCTGCTTGTGTAACTGCAGCGCCGCCTTCACGTGTAAAGACTGTTGCTTGCTCTGCTTCAAGTCTCTCTCTTACTTGTTGTGCTACACCTTCACCAAATACTTCTGACTCAATAAACTCTGATAATCCAAATATATCTTCTCTACCTGTAAATCTTCTAGCAAGTCTTTGTAATCTTGGTAGCTGTGTCTCTGCTCTAGCTGCTAACTGTTGCGCACCAGTACCAGATAAACCTGCACTGACTAATCGTTGTGCTTGTTGTGCTGATACTGCAAAGTCTTCTTCTTTAAATGCACCACCAATTTGTGATACTTTTACTCTTTGTGAAATAATATCTGCTGATACATCTTCTGATATAAAGCTAGCAAATATAGCTTCATCAGATATGTCATCAGTTGTAGGAAATTGTCCAGGATAGTTCTCTACATAGTATTGTTTTACTGCGTCAAACTGATTAAACAGTGATGTATATGCAGTATCTAATCTTGTAGCAAATGTCTCTGGACTAACATCATTATCAAACAAATCTGTTATCTTGTCTTCAAAGTAATTAGGATTTAAATTGTAATCTTCTAATGCGTTAAAATAATCTTCCTTCATCTTAATGTAATCTAGTTCTGGTGTCTCTGTAGTAAACCTAAGTGTTGTACCATCTTCTCTAAATATTCCAGGAAACTTATCTTTGTATGCTTGTGTACCTCTCATTGTACGTAATGCTTCATCAACGTCACCACCGTTAGCATTGTATTCACCTATAAATGTTTCAAGTAACTCTTCACCTAAATAACTGTAGTTAGCTTGTGCAAACTCTCTAGCGTTAAATTGTTCTTGTGGATCTCCTGGAACTGGTGCAGGAGGTGGGGGATCTGGTACACCTGGATCACTTGGACCTAAATCTTGTTCTTCAATTGTTCCGTCACTGTATATAGTTTGAAATACAATTCTTCCATTTTTAATTATTGTTTGTGTTGATTGTACAGTTTTACCTGTTGGTTCTTGACTTCCACCACCGCCTGTGTCACCACCGCCTGTGTCACCACCACCTGTGTCACCACCACCTGTGTCACCACCACCTGCTTCTGCAGCTGCGGCTGCTCTAGCTCTTGCTTCTCTAGCTGCAAGAACAGCAGGATCATTTTCTAATGAAGCACGTAATGCTTCTATATCTGTATCAACTGATAATTCTTGTATAGGTTGTCGTTCTGGCTCTGGTGTTACTTGTGGTCCACCACGAACACCATCTATTAAAGGTGTTAATTGCATAATTCTATTTAATATGCTCATAATCCAAACCTTCCTCCGCCAGTAGATCTAGCGCCTGCTTTACCAAATACTCTCTCCATGTCTGATTTAAATTGATCTCTATATGTTTGTGAACCTGTCTCTGCTGCTGCAGCAAATGCAATATCTTTACGTTCTTCTACATCATTAGTTGCAATAAATTGGTTCCATTGTGCAGATTGTTCATCTGGTCTTGCACCTGTAATGTTTTGCCATTCTGTTCTAAGGTCTGGTGCTATATCTTCGTATGCTTTAACATTAGTACCTTGATACTGTGTAAACTTTGCTTGAAACTGATCTTGTAATTTAGGTAAAAACTCTTGTGTAAATGCTGTAGGATTATCCTGGTAGTTAGCAAGTAACTGTTCTAAGTTATAGTTATCTGCAACTCCTGGACCTAATATAGAGTTAATTGTATTCTCCATTTGTTTTGTAAGTTCTATTGTCTCTAATGTTTTACCTTCTAATGCAGCTTTTACTTCTGGATCTAGTGTATATCTAATTAAAGGATTAGCTAACTTCTGTAAAGTTTTAGTAATATCATCATCAGTAAACGTACCGTACTGATACTTCTGTGTAATAGCGTCAATGACTTTAGGATCTAACTCTGTTATGCCTGCAGCCATCATTCTGCTAATTATGTCTTCTCTTTTCTGTATGCCACGTTGACTAAAGGTTGCAGGATCTTGATGTGCAAATAACATCTCTTGTCTCTCACTAGCTGTATGTGTCTTCCACCAGGTTGTCTGTGCTAGTTCTGATTCTCTTGCAGTTCTGCCTTCTAGTGCAGCTTCTATAACTACTGCTAAATAATCATACCTACCTTTAGCGTCTGTTGACATAAGGTATGGTTTATATTTAGACTCTTGCTCTAGTGCTTCAATTAAATAATCGTAACTCTCTGCACCAACTTCTACATTTCCTGATATTGCAGACAATTGTGTAACATTACCAAAATAAAAACTATTGTTATAATCTTCTTCTGTTATTCCTTCAAATGATCCTGATACTATCTCTATACCATCATCTGTTAAATTAACTACAACGTCAGGTTGTACAACACCTGTTGTGTCTGATATTTCTTTAAGATCATCTACTTTGTATCTGTATGTTAAACCTTCAGATATTAAATCTCTTGATAATGAATAAACAGCGTAATATGCTTTATTACCATTAGCGTCTATTTCTTCTACTATTTGCGTGTCTGTTGGTAATGTATTTAGTAATGCCATTATCTTTTAAACATTTTTCCTAACTCTTTTAAATTGTCTACTGGTCCTGCTTCTTCTGGTATTTGACCTTGTTGAATAGCATTCTCATATATTTCTGCTAAATTATTAGCAGCTTCTTCTATTGTAGCACCTAGTCTTGGCATATTTAAAAATTGTTTAAGGTCATCAAATTCTTCTCTATGTCTTTGTGTTCTGTTTTGTAATTCTTTTTCTAAATAATTAAAGCCAGATTGTTTTGCTTTATCCATATATAATTCATACGTATCTAAATATTCTTTACCTTTAGTTTTGTTATTGTAATTCTTATAGGCGTTCCAACCATTAGCACCATCATTGCCTAATGCAGAAGAACCTTCATGATCGTTCCATATTGTTGCAGCAATTTGTAAGTGTTTATCTATATTTTTAGGATCTTTTAAAAAACTGTATACTTTATTTTTTACATCATCTTGTTCAAATAATTTTTTAGCATAAGTGTTTACCGTATCCATATCTGCTGTATTAGCAATGCTATTAATATCATCACCGTATTTGTTATCCATTGCCATAATAATGTAAGTAATTGCAGGTCCAGTATCTATTTGAAATATTGAATAACTATCATTGTATTCATCTTGTAATGAAGCATTTACGTTGTAAGGTTTAGGTTTAAAATCTGTATATTCACCCTCTGTATTTCTGTTTGATAGACTTTCTACAGATAGTATTCCCATAAATTCATCAATTCTATTTTTACCTTTGCTATAAAATGGTTTTTTACTTCTACCTAGTAAATCTTTTTCATACACGCTGTTAACGTAATTATTAACATAAAAAAATAAATCGTCTTGATTCATTGTCTGTATGTTATTTTCATCTGTATTAATACGTGGTTTCATATCAGAACCATCACCACCACCTTCAATAGTTGGTGTATAATTTATTTGTTTTAAATTATTTGGATTAAACATATTATTCTGCCAGAACCATTGATCCACCACCGCCTGATCTGTTTCTGTCTCCTGTTCTAATTCGTTCGCTAGTCCTAAAGTCTCTTGACAAATAATTATCAGGAATAGTGCTAGACCAACTTTGATCGTAATTTTCTGGTAACGGTTTACCAAATCTATCTACTTCTTTAGGATTGTTTTCTTCATACGCTTTAGTATATATATCAATATTTTCTTTTGTATATGGCACACTATTTTCTTTCATTAACATTTCTACAACCATATCTCTTTTTACTTTGTATACCCAATCATTTAATCCTGCTATATTTACAATACCTTTTAACTCTTCAATTGCTTTAGGTTTAATATATTCTACTATGCTCTGTATTCCTAATACATTATTGTCATATATGTATTCTTTAAACTTTTCTTTTGTATAATCTACACCTTGTGTAACTGGATAAGCAACATTAACTCCTAGTAAGTTTTTAACTTCTGGATTATTTTTATTGCCATACATCATTTCTATTACACTATCTGACGTATCGTCTTCATATCTATTCATAGTATCTACTAATGCACCACCTATTGTTTCATACTGTGAACCAGAACCAGACATACGACTAGCCAATATATCAATTGCTGCAGGTGCAAGAACCCATTTATCAAAAGTATCTAATGCCTTACCGCCATACTTTAATGTATTTTTTAATCCTGGCTTAACATACTTATTTAATGAAGCCATAGTGTTAATAGCACCAGTGTAAAATTTAGCACGCACTTCTTCAGGTGCTTGTGCAACTGTTGTTAATAAATCATTAGCTGCAGCAGCAACAGCTTCTTGTGGAATTTGTCCTAGTTTACCTGCTGCTTCTGCTTGCATGTAAGCATTCTGTTTTATCATTATTTGTACTGATATATTTTCTTTACCCATACTTGTCATAGAATCTAAATACCCTGTGTAAACTCCCTTTTCTTTAATAGCTGCGTCAAATTTAGCAACTTCTTCATCACTAGGATTTAGATCTAACAAATTATCTATATGTGCATATTTAGATATTAATTTTAAATCACTATCTTCTAAATTTCTTACATCTTTGTTTCTTAAATCATAAAAATCGTCCGCGTCTTGTTCGTCCATAAATGCCCAATTTATAATTTCTGTTTGTAATGTTTTAGGTTTATTAGTTTCTAATTTATTAGTAGGATCAATAATTCCTACAACCCAGTGTGGACTATCACCAACAAAACCACCGCCTGAACTTAATGTTATTTCATAGCCATTATTTCCTGCCATAGTATATATTTTTCTATCTAACATTGCTTTATTAATATTGTCACCACCTGCGTCAGACGTAACATAACTTTGTACAGTATTAAGAAAATCGTCTACATTTTCTGCTGTAACTTTTGCAGGTAAATTATTTTCTTTATAATAGTTATTCCACTTTTCAATTCTTGTTACAGTATTAAAATTTTTATTCCATTCTGGTTCAAATGAAATTTCACCAGGTAATGTCAATGCAGATTTTATAGCATTCTGTATATTGTAAACAGTTGATCCTACTTTGCCTGGACTTGCTTGTTTTGTATTTTGATATGATGTTAAGCTATTTTTAAAATTATTATCTAAAGAATTTTTTATTGCTTCATTTAAATTATCAGCAACTGGTACCCATTCACCATCTAAAAATTCTATACCTAATAACTTAGCAGCAGTCGTGTAATCTTTATTGTCTATAGCTAGTGAAGCATTAATGTAATCTGACAATAGTTGCATTTCATTTGATATATCTGCTCTAAAATATTTATGATACTGATCAAAAGTATTTGCAATATGACGATATCCTTCTTGATCTTCAAACCCAACTATTGGTGCGCCCTTTTGTATTTCATCTAATACAAATTTATAATTTAAATCAGTTTGATTACGATCTGATAAACGCCCAGATAAATTTCCTCCAGTGCCTACAATTTCACCGAAGTTAGGTTTGTAATTTGGATCTCCTTTCATTTTTGCGTCAAATATACTTTGTAATGTAGATCTGTTTTCTGCGCCTGGTATAGGTCTTGTTTTTTGTAATGCTACATAAGGAATCATATCCTCTGCAAGTTTATATCTATTTACAGGATCTCTAAACTGTGGTTGAATATTTCCTTCTACAAATCTAGTTCCATTTTGTAGATCTCTTAAAAACCAATTTTCATCAAACTCATTCATTACTTCTTGCCAAAAACTTTGTAGCTTAGGATCTCCTTGTCCTGGTAAAACAGAATGATTTAGCTTTAATATATTTTCTTGATTAACAGATCCACGTATATTAGCAACATTAGCAGTAGCTAAACTATCTGTACCATTAACTTGTTTTATAACAACTTCCATAAGATCGTTTCTATTAGGAAGTTTATCATCATAAACCAAATCTATTAATAATCCATTTTGTTTTGCTATATCTAATACATCATCAATAAGTTCAGCATTACCACGATTTACTACAATAAACCTTGCTATGTCTTCTTTGATTACTTGACTTATTTGATCTGGTGTATAACCGTCATTACTACCTGTTCCGTAACTAACACCAATAAAAGGACTTGTAGTAGTGTATAACACTGGTCCTACTAAACCTGTTTTACCTTTTGTAGGATCAACAAAATTTAATTTATCATCAAAAAATACAGGTCTTTCTCTTTTTAAACTACTAGCAATATCATCATTTGGATATTTCTTATCTACTTCATAAAGAAAATTTAATACGTTTTCATTAGGTCCAGGTGTTCCATGATTTGTTTGAAAATTTAATACTCCGTCTTCTATATAACTTGATCTTTGATTTAATGGAGGATCTTTAGTTTCTCCGTATTTTAGAAAAAAATCTGCAGGATCCATTGTCATAAATTCATTATCAAACACGTCACTTAAAAAATTAAGTTGTCTGTCTGTTTGCAAATATTCTATAAATTTATCTCTACCACCCCATTCTCCAAAAATATTTTGATCAGGTGAAAATGATGTTTGAAATTCACTTAATGGTCTTAATGTAATTTTAGAATCTAATACTTTAGAATCTTGACCGTCTTTAATATAATCTTTGATATAATCTAGAAATTCATTAGTATCTATATTTTCACTATAAACAGCTCTTAACTCATCAAGTATTACATTATCTTCAAAACCCATACGTGCTAACATCATCATTCTATTATCTACATTACGTAAAATATTTTTTTGTAATTGCCTTGCTACGTTGTCAATTCCTTTATCAGATAGCTTCACAGTAAACTGATCATTATTTACATCTATACTTGTAAAATTACGTTCTATTATATCTTTCATAGATAATGTTTGTGGTTCTTCACCTGGTCGAAGCGCATTGTATATATCATTAATTTCCTTTACAAATTCTTTTGTTTCGTAATCACTAGGATCTGTCATAAAATTCATACCTTCAGTAACTGTTATATAACTTAAAAAATCTTTTGGTTGCATAAATCCTTGTATTGTACGTGGATCACCAAAACCTAAACGCATATTTTTTATTACACTTTCAGCACTGCCTTGTATATTTGATCTATCTAATGGTATTAAGTCCATGCCCTTTTGTTCACGAACTATATTTGCAGCTTCAATTAATTGTGTAATATCTGATCTATTTTTTTTATTAATAATATTAAGTTGATCAAGTACACTTGCATAAGTACCTAATGTCTCTTCTGGTTTTCTTATTCCATATAAATATGGTGGATAGTCATCAAATAAATTATCCATCATAGTTGACCTTAACAACTGTTTATCTTGTAATACTTGTGTTATCCATTCGCTGTGTCCAAATGCTAATTGAGTTTCGCCATTTAATATACTTTTAACTGTTTTCCATTCAGCTTTAACAGCGTCATCTGCTGCTTTAGGTTGCCAATCCTGATCATATACATATACAAAAGTACCACCGACATTTACACCATTAGTAGCTCTTGCGTCCCAATCATATCTATTGTATTTAGGAGTTAATGTACGCACTTGTGTAAACACATCATCAGCGTCAAGTCCTACTTCTTCATATAATTCTTTTAAAGCGGTAAACTGCATAATCATTTGTTGTCTGTCTGTATTAGGATTCACTAAACCAAAAAATCTATCTGTTGGTCTAGCTCTGTCTTCCGTACCTTGTGTCCAATTTATATCTGCTTCTGCAAATAATTGCCCAGTTTCATCATCTACTATACCGCCAGGTAACGCCCAATCATTTCTATGCGGACCACGTTTTCTTTTTATAAGTAATACTTCTAAAACACCTTCGTTTTTACGCATAACGACACCATCTGCTGTAGTTTTTTTAGTATTCCAATTATCCTTTACGTAATCATTAGTTATTTCTTTTACATCATCATCTGTAAATGGTTGGAATTGTAAACTTTCTCTTGCAAATCTTGAACTTGAAGGATCACCTTCGTAGTTGTAAAATCCTGAAGTTGTATCATCATCAATTTCAAATCCCATGCTTTTCCAAAAACTTCCACCGTATGGTGATTCTAAAGTTTTATCTAATAAAGTAATTGGTACATTTATTTCTTCTGATAATTTTTTCATAGCATTGACCATTTTTTTACCAATGCCTTTACCTTGTGCTTCTGGTTTTAAATAAAATGCTTCAACATATATTTCATCACCATTAACTATATTGCCTGATGTTAAATCAAAATGTAATCCACTACCATCTCCTGCTTCACTTGCAGTGTCATCTAAAAATTGTCCGTATTCTTCTTTAAGGTCGTCAAGAAGTTGCATAACCTTATCTTCTTTTTCGTCCACTATCCTCCGATCATACGGTCAAATTGATCTATAGAACTAAACAAATAACTTAGATCGTTACGTTCTTGTATACCTCTCTGTTGTGCTTGCAACTCTGGTTCAAATTTTTGTTCTGCAAAAGCTGCTAGTTCTTCACCTGCTGTTGATGGTATAGATATTTCTGTTGGCGCACCAGGAAATAATCTATTAGCTAAATCTAAATTCTTTTGATACTCTGCAGTGGCTGTATCGTAATCTTTATCTGCTTGTATATAAAAGTCAGAAAACGCTACAAGTTCTGCGTCTGTAAGTTTACGTGTAACACCTGCAGATTTAAGTGCTGCGTCTATTTGATCTTTTATAAATCCTGGTGATGGTGTTTGATACACTTTAGGTGTGAGTGGTGGTTTTTTAAAGTAACGTTCTTTTTCTGCATTTAGTTGTGTATATACATCTATCATGTTTAAGTTAGCGTCAACCATTGCACTATACATTGCACCTGCTGTTTTATCTTGCCATGCACCTTGCTCTAAGAAAAATTCTTCTACGCCTAAATAACCTGCTTGCATAAGATCTGTTTGTACAGCTTTTATTTCTTGTGGTGCTAATGAGATCCAGGATATTTTTTGTGTATTGTTTAGTCCTGGACCTTGACCTGATATGTGATCTGTTGCACCATAAAACTGTTCTTCTGGAATACTACCTGCATATATCTGTTCTGGTAGTAATGCGTCTTTCATTTGTGACGCTGTAGGTTCTCCATCTCTAAATGCGTCTGCTAAATCTGGTTGTTTGTATATTGCATAGTCTGGTGTAATACCACCAAATATGTCATACTCTGGCGCAGCAGCTAAACTTGTGTTGTAATCTAACCAACCATCTAATGCTGCTTGTGCAGAATCTTTAGTTCCTCCTGCAAATATTAATTCTTTTGTAGGATCTTCTGCTATCTCATCTTCTAGCAATAACAATTCATCTCTACTTAAAGTTTGCACTTCACCTACAGATGAACCGTCTGGTGTTTTAGTTCCTATAGCTACACTAAATGTATCTCCTATATCTATGTCTGTATTAAATTTACCTTCAGAACTGTATGACTCTACAGCTTTTAAGTACTCACCATCTACTGGTTCCCATGTATTTGTTTCTTCATTCAATTTCATTGCAGGTCTTGTTAATATAGTTGGTTTAGCAAAACCAGGATATTTTCTATAGTTTTTACCTTCTGTAGGATAAAAACCTTCACCTAAACTAACAGGTGGATTGTTTCTAAAGTATTCATCTAAATCTTCTGTAACATATATTGTTCCGCCTTCACCTTGTGGTGGTCGTATAACAACACCTAATAATCCTGTATCTTCATAAACTTTATCTAGTTTTGTATTTAGATAGTTGTAATATTCTTCTGAAGCACCTGGAGTACCTGCACCTTTTAAACCTGCTGCAATATCTAGTCCTGCGTATATATCTTCGTTTCTTTTTTTATCTTCATCAGTCTGTGCTGTTTTCCAATCTGACACGCCATATAATTGTGATACTGCATTGTTTAATGCTTTATTAAAAGTATTTAGTGGTGTACGTGATGTTCTTCTTCTATCTACTTCTCCATAAGGTTCTTGAAATGATATAAGATCATTAGACATGTTTGCACCTACAGTGTCATACACATTAAGTTCTGTGTAGACTTTTGCTATAAATACTTGATCTGGTACTTCTTCACTTACTAAATCTTGTAATATCTTTGTTATTTCTTCATCTGGTGCAAAACCTCTAAGTGCAATAATGCTATCTACAAAACCTTGCTTAAAATCTGTATCCATTAAATATCCTCTGTATCAGGTAACTGTGGTAAGTATACACCGTATTCTTTAAGTGTATCATAATCGTATTGCAAATCCTCTAAGAAATCTGTACGTTCCTGGAATAAAGGCAGTAACACACGTTCAGCTACAACCTGAAAATCTGGATTACTATTTATTAATGTACCTATGAGATCACGTAATTGTTGTCTCTCTTTAAGTAATGTACGTGATGTACGCCAACCATTCTTAGATAATCCTGCTCTAAGTGATCGTTTTTCTAATGTATTAATTAAACTAAACACTACTTGTAAGTCTTTACCTACTGGTGTACCAGATAACTTAGGACTATTTTTCCAATCTTTAAGCTCTTCATACTGCATTTCTAATGTAGATGTTTGTGGTAATCCTGGTACTGTAGCGTCAAATCCAGGAAACTTTTGTTTAGCTAAATCTCTATGGAATGCTAACTCTCTGTTACGTACTAGGTTTTGATACGGATCTGTTATATCGTATGTCTGTAAAGTAGATACACGCTTTTCTTCCATATAAAATTGACCTAATCTTTGGTTACGTTTAGCTAACCATTCTTCTGGTTTTAGTGGTTCTCTTTGTTCATTAGCAATAGTTCTTACGTATGCTTCGTAGTCAAAAGGACCACCGCCGCCTTGTGGTATTGCATATTGTGCAGTAAATGAATACTGTTCAAATATCTCTGGATTTTCTTTTTGGAACTTAACACCACGCTCATCTACTGGTCTAGGTTCTACTACAACTGTTTTAGGTGTAGCTATGTCAATAGGATTAAATCCAAACTCATCTATAAAATATTTAGTAGCAGAATAGTTATCGCCAGGTGCATATAAGAATCTACCTGTTATTTGATCTTTAGGTGGTGTTTCTAATAACTCTCTATACCTATCTGACAATATTTGTACAGAATACACATGACCTGCATTCTTTTCATTACCTACATCAAAACGTGGATTAAGTCCTACTGGACCAACAAACTGTGATATAGCTTTAATAAGTGTCAAATTTTTTGCAATAGATCGTGCTTCTTTCATTAACTCATCTTGTTGTGCTGCAGTTCTGTCATCTCTACCATCAGCTTTTAATATTCTGTACACATCAATAGTTGTGTTAGAAGCAATACGTGTTATTTCGTTTTGACCTACATCTTCGTTATATGCGTACAATGCCTGATATGTATTACGTAACCATGCAGGTACACCTGCTGCAGCAATAAGATCTCCTGCAGATCGTACATCTGGCAATCCATAAGGAAACAAAACTTTCTTAGCTTCGTCAAAGTTAGGACTTGCGTTTACAAAAAAGCTAGCAGGTATAGCAACTGCAGGACCAATACCTGGTACTACTTCTAATGCTAAGTTAAGTGATCCTGCATAACCAGGTAATCTAACACCAACATTCCTATCTTCACCAAATAATCCATCAGATACAAGATCATCTATAAGCGGATAATAAAATACTTCTTCACCAGTAACTTCATCTTCTCCTAAAAATCCTTCGCCTTCTACAGGACTAAATGGATTACTAGCACGTGCAGCGTTAACTGTTACTTGACCTCTACGTAATATCTCTGGGTTTTCTTTTAATAGTTTTGCCCATGTAGTCATAATTTCTATATATGCTTCTCCGAATGGAAATATACCACGTAAGTTATATGCAAGTTTTTTACGTTTAGTTAAGTCATACAATAGCTCTTGCACTTCTGTCAAAGCTCTAGCTTTTGCTATTCTATCAATTAAATCAACGTCACCAGATTTATCTGTAAATCCTAGTAACTCTGCTTTTTCTTTCATGTTGTTATTAAATATATCTTGTACATCATCTATCTCTGATTCAATGTCAAATATATCTTCTGCTAAATCATCTACACGTTTTTTAACATTTGCAGGTACTATGTCATCTTCGTATGTAACTCCTGATCCGTATGTACCAGTTATATCAAGTTCTAGTTTCATAAGTTCTTCTTGTTTATCTGTTAACTTCTCTTCTAGTCTTGATCGTTTTTTATTTAATGCTGTAGATAAATTCTCAAACTCTTCATCAAGATCTTCAAATCCTAAACCTAGTGATTTATCTTTTTCATTTAGTTCTTTTATTTTACGTTGAAACATATCTATGTTTATCTCTGTATCTGCTTTACGTAGTTTTTGTGCAGGCAATCCTATGTCAGCTCTGAATGTAGCTAACATGTTTTCTCCAGGTAAACTTGCATTTAATGCGCCTGCAACTTTTATTTCTTTACCATCAATAGAATATGTACCACCTTCTAACATAACTTGTCTCATCTTGCCTGACATGTATGGAAGAAGATCGTATATAGTTCTCCAGTATGCTTGTCTAAATACTGGTGATCTTGACGCGTTATCTGTTCTTTGTCCCATTAATGCGTCAAATGCTTTGTTTGTATAGAACTCTAATTTACCTACATCATCTATGTAATCAGTTTTACCTACTGCAACAATATTTGGTAGATCATTAATATATTCATCAGACATTAATGTTTTTTTTACAGACTTGTATAATGTTTGATCACCATTTTTTATACTGTCAAAAAAGTCATCTAATGTTTCATCAACATATTGTTTACCATCTATTCTGTTCAATCTGTTACGTAACAACATTTCAAGTATGTTGCTATTTGCTGTTTTTTCTATTGACAATGGAAATGGTGTTTTAGCAAAATCTAATTCATCAATGTTTATTCTTTTACTTAAATCATCTAATACATCTAAATTTTGGTCAAAAGATCCACCTGCTAACTGATTTACTCTAGCTGTAATAGATTCTGCATACGCATATCTACCACCTGCAGTATTCATTCTTGATCTATATGTAGGTCCACCTGCACTGTATGCTTCTATAATGTCTTGCGCACGTGTGCTTGATCCTTCAACAAACTCTTTTAATCTAGTGTCTCTTTGTTTTTTAGTTAAAGCACCTCTGTATAAAAAGTTAAATAATCTGTCATAATGTAAATGTGCTATCTCACGTACGATACCATCATCAAAATACTTTTGTATAAGTCTAGGTTGTGTCTCCTGATTACGTAATGCGTCTTCTTTTGATACAACGTCCATAGGGTGAACACCAGGTTTTTTCTTTCTTTTACCTGCTCTGTATGCACCACCAAATAAATGATCGAAGTTATTAGATCCATATCTACGTGAACTAGCTTGCTGCCACTCTAACGCTTCGTCTAATGGATTACCTAACAAATCTGCAAACTGTACATTTTTGCTAGTCCATCTTGCAGCTTCTGTCTTATTAGGTTTTTTAAGAAGTCCTAGTGATAATACAGACAATGGTCGTGAAAATATATTGTCATAACCACGTGTATACATACGTAGCTGCTCTTCACCTACAACACGAAGTAACCAGGCACCACGTAACAATACAAATGGTTTCCAAAAGTCACCGTAGTAGCTGTCTATAATTTTTGACATAGTACCTTGTCTGATATTAGAAGGTAATTTACTAAACATATCTATGCCTGCTTCTGACGCTTTTGCTCTAATTAATGACATAGAGTTCATAGCTTTTGCTAATTGCGTAGGATCAGGTAAAGGTATTGATCTATTAATAAATTCTGTTAGCAAGTGTGGATCTGGATTTACAAATGCTTTGTTATCTATAATAGTTTGGCTTATCTTTGCACCTGGATTAGCAACGTTATTACCTGTCACTGCGTCTATGAAGTATGCACGTAACTCTGGTAAGTAATCTTCAAACAATCTGCTAAAAGTAAATGCGTCTTCTTTGTTCACACCATATTTTTCTACTAAATCATCTGTAGCGTATGTAACCATATCTTTTACAACATTAAACATTCCTGTTTGATCGCCATCTTCTAGTCTTATAGCTCTGTTAATTATCTGGTCTTTAGCAACAGGATCTACAGTTGTTTGATCTAACCAACCTTTTATGTTAGTTACTGCGTCATCTATTTGGTTACTATCAACATATCTGTACGGAAACTCTCCTGCGTATGTAGACAATATTCTTGCTGATCTATTAGGACTATCCATAAGTTTTGTCTTAATAACTTTTTTAGCACCAAATAATTTACCTGTACCTTTAGGTACGCCACCTAGTAACTCTTCTGTAGCACCACCTAAAAATCTACCTATAGCACCTACTGTTGGTGCTTGACCTGTACCAAAAGGACCAAAAGGATCTTCTAAAAATTCTGTAATAAGATTAGACATAAGTTCACGTTTTTCATCTGCAGATTTTGTAAAGTCTTGTGATATATCCATAAATGCTGCAATAGCTTCTCTATCTGTAATGCCAGTAAGTTCAATAAATTTATTAGGACTATCTAATTCTGACATGTAATTTATAAGTTGTTTACCACCAGGATCTTTAGATAGGTAATTAGAAATAGATCTTCCAGACATAAACGGCAATCCCCAACCTTTATTAACTGCACCTATATATTCTTTTTGTGCTTTAGTTAATTTGTCAGGTTCTATTTTTTGTAATTCTTTTACAAGATAATCTGGCACTTTTAATGTTTTTCTACTTTTAGCAAAAGCACCTAATCCTAATGTCATATAGTTTGCAGGATCTAAGAATAATGCTTTACCTGCGTCTAATACACCAGATATAACATTAAATGGTCTGCTGTTTGGTTCTGCAACTTGTAATGCAATAGTTCTACCTAATGATATAGGTGCAGTACCGTATTGACTTGTAATAGTAAAGTTCTCATTACCTTCTTGCATTCTTCTATCTATGTCAGTTATTGGTGTACCTAAATAATTTTGTATAACTTGTTGCGCTCTACCTTGATCAAATCCAGAACGTATCATGTACTGGTACTCATCATAAAATTTAGATTGTGGATTCTCTGGATCAAATACTTCTGACACTGGCAAAAATCCTTCACCTAAATTTACTTTAGAACCTTTGTTAAGTTCTCCTATAAGTTGTTTAACTGTTGACTTACCTGATTGTTTGTATGCTTCTTTAAATGTTAAATTTTCTGCTTTGTCACCAAACGTTGCAGCGATAAAAGAGTTAATAGGTCTATCTACTGTTGTTCTATATAAATCTTCTAAACCTAAAAATCCCAAACGTACACCTGCTTGCAACGGATCAAAAACTTTATCTAATATTGTTTTGCTGTTTGATTGTGCAATCATCTTAGATATATCATTAAGAACTGTTGCTTCTGGTTTAACTTGTAAAGTTGTTAATGCAGTAATAACATCTGGTGAAAAATTAGGATATGCTTGTGCAATAGAACTTGCACGCATAGCGTCTTCTTTACTTATAGATTGTTTAGCACGTTTATATGTTGCTTGTCTACGTTGTAGTTCTTGATAAAACTCTTGCTCTTGTGCAGGATTATCTCTATGAAATTCTGCCATTAGATATTACGCTGCGTTCTACCTATCTGCCTATCAGAAGCAAATTTTAGTAAACCTAAAAGTTCTGCAGTAGGATTAACTTCTGCCATTGCACGTATTAACATTACGTCATCTGGTTCTAAAAATTGGTCCTCCATTGGTGGACGTGAGTACGCATTTAAATCATCTTCTCCTGGTGCAAATACATCTGCGATACCAGGTGCTACTCCACCTAATTGTTGTGGTTGTGGTTGTGGTGCAGCAAATGTAGTTTGTGGTTGTTCTATGTTGCCTTGTCTAACTTGATCTACAAGTGCAGCTTCTTCTCCTGCTGATTCAGAAACCATACCTCTTACATCTTCTATTGTTGGTGCGGCACCGTCAGTTCTTCTAGCTAATTTACCTGGTCCACTTACTGCAGCAGGTCTTTTAACTCCACCTCTTCTACCACGTTCTCTACTACTGCCATTCGCCATTAAAGTCCTCCTGTTTTCCAAAAAATATAATTAAGCCATTAGGTATGTATTGAACTATCATTCCTTGTGGCATATCAGATATTATTGGTTCATCTTCGTATATTTCATCTTCGTAATCAGCAATTGCTTCTTCTGTTTTTTGCCATACATCAACTAAGCAGTTATTGACAATATCGCTAAATTCATAATCTAATGGTTTAGGCACCTTGCACACCTCCTAAGAGTAATGATCTTATATCTGGTGCAGGACCTTGTGGTACTGGTTGTCCACCGCCCATCATTTGATCAAGTAAGGCAGCTTCACCTTCTGGAACTTCTGGTTCCTCTGCTGTATAAAATTTATCTAGTATTGCTTGCATAGAGTTAGGATTTTTGTAAATCTGTACTAACGCCATTGTTGCTTTAGGATCACCTTGACTTGCTTGTACCTTTAATGTTTCAAACAATGTACGTTCTGCTTCGTCTTTTAATATTCTATCGTTAATCTTTTGTACATTATCAAGTCCGTCCATGTTTTCTTGTAATGTCTCTTTGTCAATTATTCCTGCTTGCAATAACTGTAAACCAGAGACAATCTTTGTTGGCTCATCAAATCCTGCCATAACTCCATACACACGTCTAGTCTTGTACATACCTTGTATGTCTGTGCTAGGTGTATATTGTTCTGCATACGCTGTGCCTTTTAAATAACCTGCTAATGGTTTTTTCTTGTTACCATTTAATACTTCGTCCATCTCTAAACGTTTATAATCTAGTTCTTCCATTGCTGTTTTTAGTGCTAACTGATATTCTTTTACGTTTAGATCAACGGACGATAGTAACTCTTGTAATCCCCTACCTGTAACAAATGAGTTAGGAGATATAGCGTCATCACTAACTGGATAGCTTGATCCAACACGAAGTTGTCGTTCTATCCTGTCTATCTGTTGAAACAACTGATATGGAACATTATTTGGTGGTTTAGCGACTTGTGAACCTGGTGTTAAATAGTTGACTGCAAATCTACCGCGCTTGTAGTTCCCACTCTCTAATTCACCAATAATATTCGTTTCTGTGAATACACTGTCTTCCATAGCAATTATGGACAAGACGTTAATCTTTGCCATAGCTGCCATCAAACCTAGTACATGATCATATTGACCAGATAATCTATCAAAGCTAAATCTTTTAGATATAACAAAACGTGGACCTGATTTAAGAGGATTAGGTGTAAAATCTAATATTTGTTTTGTGTCAGGTAAAAATACGTATGTACCATCTTCATCATAAAACTCTACAAGTTCTGTACCGTCAGCTAAATGATTATCCCAACCTCTTTGGAAACCGTCATGATATTTAAACTTACTATAACCTGATGGGAATTGACTTGACTCATCAACCATAACTTGTGCTTGTGGGTACATGCTTTTAATTACAGCGTTAGGTACAAGTCGTATAAGTGCTAATTCTTTTGGATCTTGGTCTGGTCCGTAATATCCTGGATAACAATCATAAGGATCACGTAGTTCTGCGTGTGGGTACATAATGCCATCTGGTGACATCTTTTGTCTTATAATCCATACACAAAAACCATAACCAGGCAACCATCTAGCTGCTTGTGGTAACTGCATATCCATTTTAGAATTGCTATCTAAGTTACTAACTATACGTTCTAACTTCTCTGCTTTGTTTTTAGCACGTTCACTCTCTGCGTAAGCGTCTACTTTTATGTCTGGCATACGTCCTAGTTTTTGTGCTAAGTGTTCTAAACCTGAATTAATAAGATTAGGTATTGGTAAATCAATGTCGTAATTCTTTGCGCTTTCACCTAACAGTGCAGCAATACCATTGCTACCACCGTTCATGATTGATCTGACTCTATCACGATATTCATAGTGTCCACTATGTTCGTGCATTCCTTTTAGGTCGTCAGTCTTAATTAATAATTCGTCTGGGGTATACACCATTACCAAAAAACCTCGTTGTATTCACTTTGCTTATAATAGCTATACGAAGGAGTATAGTCGCTTTCTGCTTCAGATAACATCATTTTTACATTGGTACGTATACGTTTCATTGGAAACCAACTTGCCATAACTAAGTCAGTTTTAGTTTTAACATTACGTGAATTACTTGCACCTGCTTGTGAAAAGTAAATTAACTGTTGTCTAAATATATTGACAAGTCTTTGTGTCTTAGAGTCTGAATATGGTATGTTTATCTTTTCTTGTTCATACATACCTACCATACTGGTTACACCAAATGTAGGATCCCATTTATTTTTATAAGTCTGGTGTCCTTCTATACGTACACCGTGATTAGCAGCCCATAGCTTAATATCTCTGTCTTGACCAATAGCACGTTGGAATCCGTTTTCTTCTATAATCCAATGACTCAACCAATACTTGTCATACCATTCCTTCATTAAGTTATGTGCTTTTTGTATACCACCACCTTGATCGTTTTTCATATCTACAAGCCATACTTGTTGTGTTTTTATGTTATATGCCCACAACACTGCTGCCTGGTAACCTGTACTAGCAGGATCGAGTCCTGCAATAAGACTTGTGCCTGGTGGTATGTCACCTAGTTTCCTTGATTTATCTAAACACTTATCAATCATCTCTGCTGTAAATAACTCCATACCTTGTGGTATAGCTTTGTTTAGATAGACCATCTCAAATATATTTCTACCACCTGTAGTCTCTGCTGCAGCTAACTGTTCCATTAACCATTTATGTGTACGCTTATTTGACCATAACATGTGTTTTGTATGATCTAAGGATTCGTCTTCTAGTGGTACTTCTAAGTCATGCGCACGATCAACAATAGTCTCCCATGCTTTGTTTTCTAAGAGGTGATGGTATAAATCGTCTGGGTGCTGTCTTGATCCAATAACGACCATTCCTGTATGTTCCTCTTTTCTTGACTGTAATGTTGTGGTCCACCAGTTCCTGGTGTTTTCTCTAGCACTTGGCTGCACAGTACTTCCATGATCTTCGATGTCGTCTGCAATAATAAGGTCTGCGTCTCTGGAAAGGATCTTACCTCCTTTTCCAATTGCGACAAGAGTTGGCGACTTAATACCAGAGACTGTTCTAGTTGCAACAGTAAATTGACTGGACGACCAACTTTTTCCACCTCTATTAGAAGGTCTAAATCCGTCCCAGTCTCCGTAATCTTGTATGAGTCCTTCATTATTCTCCAAATGGTCTAGTACCGCACCTACGGAGTTACGTGCAATGTCTTCGTTACCACCGCACCACATGATACGTATGTTAGGATTTTTACAAATCATGTATACGCAAAAGTGTGTAAGTAGATCTGTCTTACCATGTCTAGGTGGTGACAAAATCATTAACCGCTTACCGTGCTTTATACTATCTAAGATAGCACCAATCCACTTCTTTTGAAAGTCTGGTGTCTCATAATTTTTACCTTGTTCTGTTAAGAAGTATTGATCACGAAAATCAACAAAAGAGTCTACGTCAGCTTGCAGCTCGAAGGGATCCCCACGCCGTTCTAATGCTGCTTCTTTTTCTACATCTTCGAGATATGCTGCTACTGCACGTGACACTGTTGATGGACTGCAGCTAAGTATGTTTGCTACTTCCTTCTTTGTCTTCTTACCTTCTAAAATGTCGTTAAAAAAATTTTTTTTCTTCATAATGGCGTAGTAGTCTCCTCTACGCTTTTGTACATTCTCATCTACAGTCTTTTCTACCTGGATCTCACTTGTAGGTTTACTTGCACGCCATGCACGCTGCCTGGTTCTTTTAGAACACCTCTCACTACAGTATTTCTTACGACCTTCTGGTAAGGGGACTAAACAGTTATCTGCTACGCAGATGGTGATTTTTTCATTATTTGACATATCTCTATGCTATAGTGTAGCATATCAGGATAAGCATTGTGGTGTTCCTGCCTACACAAGCACCACAAGATAAGGATTCGTTAATAGGGTTGGCATAGCAGGACCGCCTTAGTCGTGGGTTGAGCCACATTCCTCACATTTTATTTATTAGAGAGAGAGCGCATTTACTGTTACTACACTTAATAAACTGGTTTGGGTTGGGAGTGACACAGGGATCGAACCA